GAAACCCTGATGAACTGGTACAACGAGTCCGTCATGCAGCAGATGCAGCAGGTCGAGACGCGACGTGCCGAAACCTTCAACCAGGAAGAGGCGGCGGTTCGGCAGGAGTGGGGCGCGGCTTACACCCAGAACTTGGCGCAGGCGCAGAACGCGGCGCGCGGCCTTGGCCTCAACGCCGAAACAATCGACGCGCTTGCAGACACACTTGGTCACAAAGCGACGATGAACCTGCTGGCGAAGATTGGCACCCGCTTGGGCGAAGACAGCTTTGTGTCTGGCGACGTGAACAACTCGTTTGGCAATGCCATGACCCCGGCGCAGGCGAAGGCGCAGATCCAGAGCCTGATGTCGGACAAGGATTTCACGACGAAGTACATGTCTGGAAACCAGGACGCCAAGGCGAAGATGGCGCAGTTGCACGCATGGGCTTACCCGGAAGGTTGATGAATATGGAAAAGCTGGAAGCCTGGGTGCGCTGCCTTGAGTTGGCAGCGACGGTAAGCGCGCGCACGGGAGATCACTCTCCGGACGGCATTGTCAAAATCGCAACCCACCTGTATAACTCCTTTGAAACGCCATCGGCGGGTGCAGAACCCGCCGACGTTGCGGACAAGCCAAGGCGCGGTCGCCCTCCAAAAAACCTGGGAGACTAGCCAAAGCCCTGTGATGAAAACGGTGTGAATGGCCCCGTTGGGACAAGCCAAGGCGATCAGCGGCCTCAACCGCGAATGTCTTTGTAACAACAACAAGAGGGCCTTCACATGTCAGTGAACGTCAATCAGGCGTTTGTCCAACAGTATTCGACAAACATTATGATGCTCCTGCAACAGCAGGGATCGCGTCTCCGTAACACGGTGATGAACTATTCTTTCGTGGGTAAGGCCGCTTCGATGGCTGAACAGTTCGGTCAGGTGTCGCCTGTCCGCAACCAGAGCCGTCACAGCGACACCCCGCTGATCTCCACCCCGCAGGACAAGCGTTGGATCTACCCCAACGACTACGACTGGGCGGATCTGATCGACCAGCAGGACAGGCTGCGTATGTTGATCGACCCGGCTGGTCCGTACACCCAAGCTGGCGTCATGGCGATGGGTCGCGCCATCGATGACGAAATCATCAGCGGCTTCTTCAACGCCAACAACACGGGTGAGAACGGCACGGTTTCGACTTCGACCCTGCACGCTTTCAACTCGAACTCGCAGTCCATTGCTGCGACGATCGGCGCTGCCTCTGCCACCGGCCTCAACATCGCCAAGCTTCGCGTTGCGAAGCGCAGGCTGTTGGAAGCCTACGTGGACGTGGACAACGACCCGCTGTACTGCGTCATTTCCGCAAAGCAGCACGATGACTTGCTCAACGAAGCGCAGGCTGTCTCGCTCGACTACAACACCCAGCCGGTGTTGGTGAACGGCAAGATCAGTGCCTTCATGGGCTTCAACTTCATCGTCACGGAGCGTATCCCCGGCGGTGCGAACTACAACGCGGCGATCAACCCGGCGATCACGTCGGCTGACTCCGATGGTTCGTACGTGACGGGTTCGCGCTGGATGGTCCCGTGTTTCGCCAAGAGTGGCGTGGCGCTGGGCCTCTGGAACGACATCCAGGCTGCGGTTGATCGCCGCCCGGACAAGCGTAACTCGTGGCAGGTCTACGTCACTGGCACGTTTGGTTCGGCACGACTCGAAGAGCGTCGCTGCCTCATCATCAACTGCAAGTAAGAGGTGACACATGCCCGCATACATTTCGGCTGAACTTTCAGGAGTGAACGGCGCAGCCGGTTCACTCCGTACCACCGCTGAACCTGGCTACAAGCCGCGTGCAACGGTGCAGGGAGGGCGCGTCAAGCGCCTTCGCGGCACCTTCACGCTGTCGGCCACGGCGGCGACAACTTCCGACACGCTCGTGATCGGAACGCTGCCCGCTGGTTCAACGTTTGCCTTCGGCGTCATCACGGCTTCGGCCACGATGGGCGCTTCGGCAACGCTTGCCATCGGCACGACCGGCGCAACCGCCAAGTACCGCGCGGCTGCGACGTTTACCGCTGCCGACACGCCGACCCTGTTCGGAACGGCGGCTACGATTGGCGCTGCCGATCCGGCTCTGGCTGCTGACGAACAGGTCTTCGTCACGATTGGTGCCGCGTCGCTCCCGACCGCTGGCACCCTGGTGATCGACCTGTATTACTCGGCCCCGAACTAAGGAACTGAGGGGGCGGGAGCGATCCTGCCCCCTTAACCCTTCAAGGAGAGAAACATGCCCTATTTCTTTGGTATCAATATCGGCGCTGGTGTGAACGGCGGCGCGACCGGCATTCTGGAGCAGGCGACCACGACATCGCGCGATGTCGAGATTGCCATCAACACGAATGCCAACGTCCCCGACCGCGCGCAGCTTATGACCGCTGTTCGTGCTTTGGCGGACCACATCGAAGGCAAGGCCGGAAAGAACTGGTAACATGGCGATCAGGCGCGCGGACGATAACGTTTACGTTCTTGGCACCGCACTCACGACCACAAGCCCCGCCGTTGCCGTCAAGGGCGGCGAGTACCTGTTCACCGTGGACGGCACGGTGGGGGCCGCAACGGCGTTTTTGCTGGAATACCGCGCTCCCAGCGGAACCTGGACCAAGGTCCAGGTCTTTACCGGGAGCCTGTTGTCTTTCAGCGCAGGCAACATCCCCATCGCGCAGACGGGCGTTGATTTGCCTGCGTGTGATGTTCGGTTGCAGATTACCGGCACGGCGACATCCATCAACGCCTACCTCATCGGTCTTGGCTGATGGCGCAGAACGCGGTCGATCTTTGCAACACGGCGCTACAGCGCGTTGGTGCAACATCGATTATGAGCCTTCTGGATAACAGTCCAGAGGCTCGCGCGTGTAACCTTGCCTACGAGACAAACCGCCGCGACGAGATCAGGAAGCATCGGTGGAATTTCGCTATCAAACGCGCGGTTCTCGCCCCTGACAGCACGGCCCCCCTGTTCGACTATACCTACGCTTTTACGCTGCCGACCGACTGCATTCGTGTTTTGCGCCCTTCGACCGTCGATCTGGATTGGCAGGTTGAAGGGCGCAAGATACTGTCCAACGACAGCGACACGTTGAGGCTGAAATATCTGGCCGACATCATCGACCCGGCGCAGTGGGATGCTTCGTTTTACAACGTCTGCTCTATGGCCCTGGCCGTTGACATCAGCGAGCGCCTTACGCAGTCGAACACGAAGAAACAATTGCTGATGCAGGAATACGACTTGGCGGTGCGCATGGCGCGCCGCATGGACGCATTCGAGAGCGGGCCTGAAGACGCCGTCGAGGACACCTGGCTGGTAGCGAGGTTATGACATGCCTCGTACTACATGGACGCAGAACAACTTCAATGCCGGGGAATGGTCGCCGCTAACGTATGGCCGCAGTGACGTTGGCAAATACACCAACGCGCTTGCAACGTGCCTCAACTACATCCCGACCACGCAGGGTGGTCTGACCCGCAGACCAGGCACCAAGTACGTCGCCAACACCAAATCGGACGGCGCAGTACGTCTGGTGCAATTCGAGTTCTCGATCACTCAGGCGTACATCCTTGAGTTCGGCAACCTCTACATCCGGTTCTACACGCTGGGTGGGCAGTTGCTGTCTGGAGCTATCCCCTACGAAATTGCCACGCCGTACACCACGGCGGATCTGGCTGATTTGTCGTTCACGCAAAGCGCCGACGTTCTCTATATTGCGCACCGAAATTACGGCCCGCGACGGCTGTCCAGGCTTGGCCCGACAAACTGGACACTGACGCAGTTGCCCTACGCTGACGGTCCGTACTTGTCGTTGAACGGTACAGCCACGACGTTGACGGCTTCAGCAACGACCGGAACTGTGACCCTGACGGCGAGTTCCGTGACAGGCATTAACGGCGGCGCTGGGTTTTCAACTAACGACATTGGCCGATACGTTCGTATTCTGATCGGCGCGACGTGGGGCGTGGCTCAGATCAGCGCCTTCACGTCCACAACAGTTGTATCCGCGCTCGTTTTGCTTCCCATCGGCGGAACGACGGCGACGACAGTCTGGCGTCTGGGGTCTTGGTACGGCGCAGAGGGGTCTTCGGCCACGGCGCGCTACCCTGGTGCCGTGACGTTTAACCAGG